AGTTAAAAAAATTATCTCCGTGGGGTATCGTCAAAGAAGATACAGTAAAACAAACACAGTTTGGGAAGGCTCAGCAAAAATATAATTTGTTAGGTGTGTCTGTCTTAGATTATCTTGATCTCTATAGAAAGTTTACCTATGTTAATAGGGAATCATATCGTCTAGATTATATAGCCGAGGTAGAGCTGGGTGAGAAGAAAGATCCAAACCCGTATGAAACTTTCCGTGAATGGTATACGAAAGATTATAAATCATTTGTCGATTATAATATTCAAGACGTAGAGTTGGTTGATAAGTTAGAAGATAGAATGAAGTTGATTGAGTTGTGTATGACTCTAGCTTATGAAGCCAAAGTAAATTTAATTGATGTATATTCTCCTATCAGAGTGTGGGATGTATTGATATATAATTTTCTTAAAGACAAACATATTGTTATACCAAGTAAGAGAGTATCCAAGAAAGATGAAAAGTATGAGGGTGCCTATGTAAAAGAACCTCAGACTGGATTACACAATTGGGTGATGTCGTTTGACTTAAACAGTTTGTATCCACATTTGATTATGCAGTATAATATTTCACCAGAAACATTAGCGAAAGAAGCTAATCCGGTAGTGTCTATTGATAGATTATTGAATAAAGAATTAGAAATTGTTGATGACGGTCATGCAGTCACACCAAATGGGGCTAGATTCAGAAAAGACTTTCAAGGGTTTTTGCCAGACATGATGGAGAATATGTATAATGATCGTGTCAAGTTCAAGAAGTGGGCATTAGAAGCGAAACAACAATATGAAAATAGTAGGGAAGAGAAATATCTAAACGAAATATCCAAGTATGATAATATTCAGATGTCTAGAAAGATTGCTTTGAATAGTGCTTATGGGGCAATAGGTAATCAATACTTTAGATATTATGATGAGAGAATGGCGACAGCCATTACAACGGCTGGCCAGTTGTCGATACGATGGATCGAAAATAAAGTTAATGAGTATCTGAATAAAATTTTAGGTACAGAAGATAAAGATTTTGTATTGGCTTCAGATACAGATTCAATTTATGTAGTGTTTGATGAACTGATTGAAAAGATTAAGCCGAAGAACCCTGTAGACTTTTTAGATAAGGTGGGCAGAGAAAAGCTGGAACCTTTTATTGAAGAATGTTATAAAGAACTTGCAGAGTATGTTAGAGCATACGATCAGAAGATGTTTATGTCAAGAGAAGTTATTGCAGACAAGGGTATATGGACAGCTAAGAAAAGATACATTCTTAATGTGCATGACAGTGAAGGTGTCCGTTATAAAGAACCACAGTTAAAGGTGATGGGTATCGAGGCTGTGAAATCTTCTACACCAGCACCATGTAGAGAGATGATTAAGACTGCATTGAAAATTATTATTAATGAAGATGAAGAAACATTGAACACATTTATACAATCGTTCCGTAAAACTTTTATGTTTTTAAATCCAGAAGATATAGCATATCCTCGGTCTTGTAATAATTTACAGAAGTATAAAAGTGAATCTAACATTTGGTCGGACGGAACACCGATGCACGTTAAGGGAGCGTTGGTGTACAATTATCTATTGAAACGAGATAAGTTAGTAAATAAGTATCCCCTTATACAAGAAGGTGATAAGATAAAATTCCTTGAAGTAACAACACCAAATGCATATCGAACCAATGTCATTTCATTTATGACTAGGCTTCCGAAAGAATTTGACTTGCATAGTCAGATAAACTATGATATAATGTTTGATAAGAGTTTTGTTGAACCCTTGACGTTTATATTGCAACAGATTGGGTGGAACGTAGATCGTAGCTATGGAACAGCTACAACATTGGAGCACTTGTTTGGATGAACCAAGAATTATATGATTATTTGCACGAGCATAACTTCTACCTAAACAAAGGTGAGTTTCGTTATTGAACAGACAAGTATGGTAAGGAGGAGTTTCGTCTTACTATATCACAGTATGTTTCTGAAAAGAGGCCTGCATTTCCGTTTCGGGAGTTGTCGTATGCGGACATGGTGGATAATTTTCAGAAGCTACAGAAGGCAGACTATACAAAGTTTATTACACCAAGAGATCAGATTACTAATGAAGTTATTGAAAAGTATGATGACTATAAGTATGAGTTTGAAACTTGTGGCCAAGGCCTCATAGATACACCATCAACATATAATAGTTGTAGTGATTATTTTATGAATCATTTACGATTACGATGTGGGTCATATGGTTTTAAGGCACCGGCTCAAGTATGGGAAGAAGGAACAGCTAAACAAATATGGTCATCTATTGGTGGCTTATGGAGAGGTGTAAACAGTACACAAGATTTAAGTCCTAAGAGTGTAATGGAAGTATTACGTCTTGGTACATATATTGCAACACAGTTTAAACCTATCGTTGCAAAGACCATTTATAATATGACTGATGCTAAGACTGTACTTGATACATCTATGGGTTGGGGTGATAGACTAGCTGGGTTCTTTGCATCAAATGCCACTCACTATATTGGTTGTGATCCAAACCCCAATACATTTAAAGTATACTCTGAAATGATTAGAGAGTATAGTAAGATGTCACCAGGAAAGACTACAGAAATATACAGATGTGGTGCTGAAGATTTGCCATGGGAGACGATTAAGAATGTAGATTGTGCATTTACATCGCCACCATACTTTGCGACTGAAAGATATAATGAGGGAGGTGACTTTGAAGAAGATCAGTCATGGAGTAAGTTTAGTGAATATGAAAGGTGGCGAGATGAGTTCTATCTCCCAGTGGCTCTAAATAGTTTTAATGCTTTAAGTGAGAAAGGATTTCTAATGACTAACATTATGGATCCTAAAATTAAAAATGTGAGATACTATTCATGTGATGAATTAGTAGATCACCTACAACCAGATTTTCTTGGGCAAATTGGTATGCGAATCATGCAACGGCCTCAAGGGAAGAATAAATTTGAAACTAAGGAAGAGTTAGTTGAATTTATGAATAAGCTCTACATTGAAAATGTATGGTGTTTTGGAAAATATAAGACGTTTGATTTATTTCGACACACCAGAAGAGCGACATTGGAGGGATTGTTTTAATGTTAAAATCATTTTGGTGGAATAGGCAGTGGGCTCTGTGGGCATGGGGCGGACTTATTGCACTAATAGGATCGTTGTGGTTACAAGTTCAGATGACAGTAGCCATCAACCAGTGGTATGGAGTGTTCTATGATCTGTTACAGAACGCTGGAGATTATGTAGATAAACCACAAGAAGGTATTGGTCTATTGTATTCTCAATTGATTTCGTTGAAGTATACAATGAGTGGCTTTGATAGTGAAGTAGCCACTGTATCGTTTACTGAGATTGCATTCCCGTATATAGCACTTGCTATTTTTACAGGATGGTTTGCAAGAATATATGGACTGCGTTGGCGTCAAGCTATCACATTCAGTTACATTCCGAGATGGCGTGCAGTTGATGGTGAGATAGAAGGTGCATCACAACGTATACAGGAAGATTGTAACAGATGGGCAAGAATCATTGAGTCATTAGGACTGCAAGTGGTCCGAGCAGTGATGACACTAATTGCCTTTATTCCAATCTTGTGGGGTTTCAGTGACAAGGTAGACATACCTATCATCAGAGATATAGAAGGCTCCTTAGTATGGGCAACTCTGATAGTATCTCTAGGCGGTATGGCAATCAGTTGGTTTGTTGGTTGGAAACTACCACATCTAGAGTATAATAATCAGAGAGTAGAAGCTGCTTTTAGAAAAGACTTGGTGTTAGGTGAAGATGACAAGATCAACTTTGCACAGCCTGAAACATTAGGCGAACTGTTCACAGGTATTAGATATAATTATCATAGATTGTATTTGCATTATGGATATTTTGATTGTTGGGTTGTGTTTTATGACCAGTTTATGATTATTGCACCTTACCTTGTAATGGGTCCTGGTTTGTTTACAGGTATGATTACACTTGGTGTGATGGTGCAGGTCAGTAATGCATTTAGTAGAGTGCATGGAGGCTTTGCATTATTCTTGCACAACTGGACAACGATTACAGAACTACGTTCAATATGGCGTCGTCTGCATGAGTTTGAACAGAATCTAGTGAGGCACGGAGCATGAGCGGAGAAACATTATTGTTAGGTGGAATTTTTATAGGCCTTATATGTATAGTTCTTTTAGCGCATTGGATTGATCGGCGTATAGTCCGAAAGATTGAATTGTATGAAGAGCGTATGGTCGAACAGGGTATATATAAAAGACACTTTACAGAGAAAGGTAAAAATTGATTGTTGTTAGCTGTGTATAAAAATAAGAAGTATAAAACGATGAATATTCCTCTCTCCCAAAAGGATCTAGTACAAAAGATGCTTAAGGAGAGAGGGATTGAATGGTATACTATGAGTTGGTGTGAAGGAGAAAAACAAGATGTCAAACTTCTTGAAGAATGTAATTAAAGAAACAGGAAATGAATATGGTACAATTGTTAGTGACGGTCTTGCTACTGCTGATGTCAGTGGCTATGTCGATACTGGGAGTTTTATTTTTAATGCTCTTTGTTCCGGTAGCCTTTATGGTGGGCTCCCTCAGAATAAGATTACTGCAATCGCAGGGGAGTCAGCAACAGGAAAGACGTTCTTTGTCTTAGGTATATGTAAAACTTTTTTAGATGATGAGCCTGATGCGAATGTAGTATTTTTTGAAAGTGAATCGGCTATCACCAAAGATATGATTGAGGAACGTGGTATAGATTCTTCTCGTATGGTGATATTACCTGTGACTACAGTGCAGGAGTTTCGACATCAATCTTTAGCAGTGCTTGGTGCATATGAAGATGATGAAGAACAGAAACCATTATTGTTATGTCTGGACAGTTTAGGAATGTTATCTACGACTAAAGAAATAGAAGATACAGAAGCTGGTAAAGAAACCAGAGACATGACAAGAGCCCAGATTGTCAAGGCCACGTTTAGAGTTTTAACATTGAAGTTAGGCAAACTTGGTGTGCCTTTGATACTCACCAATCATACCTATGATGTGGTAGGTTCTATGTTCCCACAGAAAGAACTGGGTGGTGGTTCAGGACTCAAGTATGCTGCATC